ATCTATAATAAGACTCGTCTTACATAATAGAACTTCGCATCCATAACACAATCTTTAGTGAACATAGCCATTTTGCATTGGAAGAGTAAATCCTCTTCATCAATCCAAGTGTTTTTGTTTACATAATATTTCATGATTATATACCTCATTTCTTTCTATATAGTAGAAAGTAAATTTTTGAAAAAAAAATGAGCGTTGTAAGTTTTACCCTAGCAACGCCCTTATATTAATTACGGTGTTTTTCACCATACCAGTCGCCTATGATATCACCCATAGCGATCCACCCAATAATACCATCATGATCAATCTTAGCCCAATGCCAATCACACTGAGTTTGAGTTTCAATTACTCGGTATTTACGATTAATTGTGCACATACCGAGAACCTCTCCGATACGAGACGGCTCATTACGAATATGTAAACCAACCTTAGGTGTAAAAAACTTAGGTGACCAATAGACGTCAAGGTATTCATCAATTTTTTCTTTAAGTGACGCCAACATATAATGGGTTGTTCCACCACCTGTTAATGGGTTTAAGACTGAGAATATGCGTATAAAAACTGGTGCATTTACCGACCAGACATAATCTACTAGGTCGATACCATGTGTTTCTTTATATGTATTACGAAGGTACTTTAATTCCTCCTCGTTATGCACATAGGCAATCTCATTAACTTCACCATTATAATAATATACCTTATTAGGATCCCAACCTTGTAAATATGGTTGTCCAGGATCTCCCCCTATAATCCTAAAAGTAAAATGCATAGCCATATCTATAACCTCTAAGGCGCAGCGCTAATCTGCCTCAATATCTTATCGATAGAAGCACGAATATTGTCATTTGCGCCTGATGGACGTGTCACACCGAATACACGAACATATACTGGTACCATGTTATTCCAATCATAATGTTTAAGATCTCGTCCATGAGTATCTCGCCAAATAGCACGAAGATATTTAAGTTCTTCAGTATTATGAACAGGTTGGATTTCATTAATGGCACCGTTATAGTAATAGATTGTATTAGGTTCCCAGTTTGCAGGGTCACCTTTAATATTAAATGTAAAATCCATACTAGTCCTTTCTGGTGGTACTTCAGTTGCCGTATCCCCTGCTGCTCCTAACCCACCTCCAACACCATCTGAATATGGAGGGTAGATGAAACCGATGATCTGTTCTCCACCGCCTCGCAATGAGCGTACACGATATCGAGCAGGGCCTCCAAAACCGCCATCCACGTTCTGTTCTACAGTCTGGAAGTTTCCGTTACCGTCTGGGTCGTTGACAACAAAACCAGTATGCCCATATGGGTGTGCGGTTGTTCGCATACAGAAGATAGCCCCTGCACGAGGTAACTCTACACCTGTTGTACGCCAACCAAGACCTTGACCAGCTCTGAGCATATCGATCCCGTTACCCCACATAGATCGCCCAAAGAATTTCTGAGCGACCATGTTAGGGAGGTCGACACATTGCATACCATAGGCACCATCTGCATCGACCCCTATACCACGGTCGGCAAGGCTACGCACCCAGGATAATACTTCACCCCTAGTTGCCATATAGCCCTCCTAGAATTTTATTTTCCATCGTCCTCAGCAGCCTGAGCTTCATTGTAACGCTTAGTAGAGATCATCAATACAGAACCTGCGAAGGTCGCAAAGAGCCCAATTGTAGCAGTGATCTTAGTTGCGTCAAACCCATACAAGACACCAAGCCCTGCAATAAGGGTTACAAGGGCAGGTACTACGTTGAGTAAGATGAATTTAGCAGCGTTGTATTGTTCATTTGTTAATGGTTTCATATTATGTCTCCTAGTGCATATTAATTGATCGGACGGTAACTTTGATTTCGTCAACGTCCTCTTTAACCGACTTTAAACTGTCGTTCATATAGTCCATTCGATCGACTAAAGCTCGAATAATCTTTTGTTCTTCCTCATACTTATCAAGCCTGTAAGAAACACTATCCAAGTTCTTGTCTTGGTGTTTATTAGATACTTCAAGTTCTGTCAAACGATGTTCTAAATCCGCTGTACGGTTTTTTGATGAAATATAGAATGTCGCACCGCTGATAACGATAGGGAATACTACCGTCAACACCCAGTGCATTAACTCTCTTTCTTGCATGTTCCTCCTTTAGTCAATTCGTGGCATAACCATACTAAGCACCCCTTGTCGTAGCATATCTTCTACTTTCTGAGCTTTATAAGAATACCCTTCTGATGCTTGCATAACGAATGTAAACAAAGTCAAAGTATCTTTAGGCCACTTAGGGTTTGTATCATATGGATAAGGCATTGCTACGACATCACCATTACTATAACGTTTTCCTGCAATGAGAGGTTTTGCTACTGAGGCGATTTTCTTATATGTAGAAGAAATCATGCCGTCTTTTGTAGTTACTGCGAATGCGACGATGATATCCATAGCGCTGTCGATACCAGCAATCTGCTCTTGCACTTGCTCAATCTTCTCATTCTCGGCTTTACGAGGGAAGTTGATATCATAGTGCTTCTGCATAGCTTGCTTGTACAGATCAGCATTAGGTAAATCGATTACAGACTCGTCCAAATATACATGTACTACAGACCCAACATCATCAACAAGAATAATATGGGTCTTCTTGCTGTTAGTCGAATCGTAGTCCAAAGATTTCGATTTAAATTCTAATTTAGACACTTAAATCTCCTTTCCTAAAATAATTTTATAGTGGGTACCTTATTTATGTTGTGTAGATTATATCATGACAGTCAGTTGTCCAATATAACTTATACCATTATGAGTAGCTAGTGCGTGAAATATTCCTGTGTCCTTATTAACCTGGACGTGTATATTACCATCATCACCATTAATACCCCAACCTGCAACTACAAACATATAAGATTGAGGTGCTTTAAAGATATCTAGAGGTATATCTGCAAATTGAATATTTCCGCCATTACCTACAAAATTAAATCGAACAGATAAGACGTCTCCAACACGCTTATAGAACGAATCTTTAAATCCGGCAGGTTGCCAATCAGTTGTTTTGACAAGTCCTGGGTTATCCGTAAATACAAATTCTTTCCATGGCGAAGGCTTCCATTCACGACCATTATTATAATATCTCAGGAAGTGGCGTCCTTTACCAAAATCAGTAAAGAACTGAGCGCCTTTCCAACTATCAAGCCAGTAATTTTGGAATAAACCCCATTCACCACTCCTACCAATTGGGTGATCTCTGTATTGATTGTTTCTCCAGTCTATAGTAGTCTTTTGGAGATTCCATGGTTGATTCCATCCGCCTTGGTTTAGCATACCATTGTTCTTAGTAAGCTGATATTGTTGGATAGGATTATTATTCGAATAGATATCCCCAGCGACATCCAATACACCACGTTCGCGGACTTTACCGATACCAACACCAGTCTTATCCATAGACATAACTACAGCTCGAGTGGCGATTTCCACACGGTATTCTGAAGATGAGAATTTATCTTCAATCTTACCTATAATGACATAAGAAAGGTCAGCCCCATATCTACCGCCTAGGTTAGCAACTGAGTTAACTAGTGAGGATACTGTAGTAAAGGATGCAGTAGCGGGCCCATTATCCTCTGTATAGTTATTGGTGCCAAATGGTGCTACTTTAAAAGAAACTCTCATAGTATTCTTTTGAGAACCATCTATAGTTAATGGGGCAATCTTGGTGTTACGTGTTACCTGTATCTGGTCGGCATTAGTACCAACACGAGTAGCGGAAAATGATATCTGCGGTAGATGATAATCTAAGAAGTCTACCTCAATCTCTTTTGGATCAGATGTGCGTCCACGAGTGTCTGTTACAGTAGCTCTAAGTTTAGCTTTACCTACATGGTTTACCTCACCAATATAACCTTCTTGGTCATAAGCAGAATATGGTTTATCTACGATAGATACCGTATATCGAGCGATCTTAGACCCATATATACCAGCAGCATCAGAGAAAGCAACTTTTAATTTAGATAGGACGGATACAAATGTATTCGGTTTTCTAATTATATCAGCTATTTTCTTATTTGTATCCGAGACAGATATATTAGTTAGACTAGGTTTTACAGATTCGGGTACTGTCAACTTGACTTGCTGAGCCTGCCGTCCGACCTCTCTACCATTCTTAAATGTTAGATAATATATAGTACCTATCCCACTTAAGGCGTCTGGTATCTGCTCACATAGTTCCATAGGCGGAGTCCATGTAAACGAGGTATCGGCAGGTGTCTCTCCTGTAATATTTGAAGCCCACTTACCGAAATATACATGAATATAATGTCGGAACTCAGGTGAAGCTTTCTGAATATTAAGGGTAATAGGTTGACCAATTACAGAGTCTATAGCCGGGCCTTTACTTGCACGAGGGATATCTTGGAGTTTAAGATCAAATCCTACAGATGCAAATCCAAACCCTTGAATATGGATTTCAAAACTTGCTGCGACACCAACAGTCTTACGACCGTCCGCATCATGATTAACCCTAAAATCTTTAGCAAATAACTGTTTACGTCCCCCAGGCCCTATACCAGCGTCTTGTTGAGAAACATCGATAATATCCCCTACTCTGACAGTAAGAGGTTTGGGATAGTAGCCATTTAGGGACGTGTATCCATCAGTTATCAGGAACACTTGGACGTTTACAGTTGAATAATTACCTTCATTATTCGGAGTATTCCATGCAGAGATAACTTCTAACTGCATACCCGGCCCCCAATAACCGGAGAAATTAGCACGTGCCATTTATCTACACACCTCCTACATACATTGTTAAGTTACGGTCAGCGTTAGTCGGGTCTTGTATTGTAACAAAGCGTCCAATACGAAGACTCTTAACAAACACCCCGTTATCAATTTGAAGAACCCCTTGGGAGATAGAGGCGACCTCTTTACCCCCAGAGATAAAAGAAATACGATCAGACGATACGAGTACTTTAGAAGATCCACTCTTCTGACCGACAATAAGCCCTTCATCGGATTGCGACATATATGTATCTACAAACTCGGTCACAAGTTTCATTTCTCCGACTTTCTGTTGAAGCTCCGTAATACGTTCACTAGCTCGAATAACTGCAGCCTCGGCTTCTTTACGACCGGCTTCTTCTGTAGCAGTCAAGTTCTTGATCGTAGTGATCCAGGCTTCGACTGTCTCAGCACTAGCCTTAGCTTCCATCTCAGCTTTTAATAACTCATTACGTTCTGAGAGCTTATTAATTTGTTCTTGCGTTAGAGCTTGGTCTGCTTTCTCAGATAATGTCTTTTCATAGTCTTCGGGTGACAAAGAGTAGTCTGTAGCGACAGTTCCTAATTCAACTTTAACACCTGTTACCCAGGCTGTACCTGACTCTACCGACTCAAGATAGAAGCCTAAACTCATCTTAAGTTCATCATAATCTGCATTAGACCCATAGTTGTATGTAAATTCTATGCGTTTCCAATCAGAAGTACCTTTAAATGCCGCCATATTTGGGTATTCAATAGCTGAGCCTTTATTAATCTTAGAATTCCTTCTAACTAGTGGGTATGATTTAAAACAGTTAAACTGTTGCCAGATATTGCGGCCTGGTTGAACATTTTCATATTTAACCCATGCACTTAATGTTAATGTTGTATAAAAACGATTAGTGAATTCGGGTATAATATTAAATCGAAAAATATTCTTCCCTTCAGCTTGTTCTAATCTATAACATTCGGTCTGACCAGTAATATGATTCTCTGGAAGTTTCTCAATAGCAGCATAGCCAGTAGATTGACTATTGACCCAAAGATTTCGACCCCCAATTTTGATATTACCGAGCAAATCAACCCACTTATATTTATTTGGGGCCTCACTATCAGTTTGAATATTGTCGGTATAAGTACCCATATACCGTTTATTGTTAGAATCTGTTATACTGAAGTCAATCTGACCATCTGCGGAGTTGGCATACGCAAAATGCACATATGATGGTTTACCCGCAGCTCCATCATCGCCTTTAACTTTAGTCCAAGTATAACGACTAGGATCAGTACTGTCAGGTTGAACAAAGTCGGTATACGTACCCATATACTTCTTATCAGGAGCTCCGGTTACAGTAAAACCTGTGCGACCATCAGCCGAGTCAGCATAAGCGAAGTGTATATATGGAGTCCGACCATCAGCACCAGGTTTACCTGGAACACCGTTAGCGCCATCCTCACCTTTTACACGAGTCCATTTATAACGACTAGGATCGGAACTATCTTGATTTTCATAATCAGTATATACGCCCATATACTTCTTATGCGTTCTTGTAGTATTACCATCAATAGATTCAATATTTGTTGTCTCAAATCCTTGTCTTCCATCTTCACTATCGGCCCATGCGAAATGGATATACGGAGTACGCCCATCTATCCCTGGTTTTCCAGGAAGACCTGCTGCTCCATCACTACCTTGCCATTTAGTCCAAGAATAAGCCGCAGGATTATCACTTCCTGCAGCATTGAAATCTTGGTAGACACCAATAAACTTCTTACCAGTGTCTTCTTTACTAAACCCAGTCCTACCATCCGCAGAGTCAGCATAAGCAAAATGGGTGTATTGGGTTCTTCCGTCGTCGACGTCAATAATTGTGATTTGACCGGTTGCTACAACCATACAACCACCTCCTTATCTTTCATAAATCTCTACGGTATACGTAGCTTTCTCTTCAACATCAATATTAGTTACAACAAAGGACTTCTTCGACTCACTTTGACCTCGAGGTTTACTCCAAGTCGTGTCGATACTACCATCTTTAAGATACTTCGTCCAGTGGTAGAAAAAGGCAAGTCCTTGTTTATCAATCTCTTCATCATCTCTAAATAGCTTAGCGGTAACAGTAGTATTGATAACGCCATTCTTAAACGCAGTGCCATTTGTCGAGTCGACAGTAACTAATATAGGTGATTTACCATCATTGACCGTAGCAAAGGATACGTCTTGGAATTCCACCATTTTACCTTGATACCAGGCATGTATAGAGACGATAGCGGTACCCTTAGTACCAATATTGGACTTGGATACTGTGAATCTATCACCACTACCAGCAAGGTTCCCATCAATATAATAAGTGTACTCAACGTCCAGAATCTCTTCTTTACCTCTAAATAAAGTAGGAATAAGGTCGCAGGTCTCGTTTAACTCACGAAACATTACAGATCCTGTAGTTTTTACAGTCATTTTGAAGTTTTGTGACTCTGCAATCATGCGAGACATTGCAGACATTAAAGTAGCATTGTTTGTTGGACGAATTGTGATAATATTAGACAATACAATCTTAGTCGCACTAGGATTAGTAGATGACCTAACCATCTCTACAACTCGAGCACGGATAAGTAACCCACCGACAAAGTTTTCATCTGTCATGAAGATTACATCACCAATATTAATGTCATGACGCTGTAAAACTGCAGCAGAGTTAATCTGAATCTCCCAAGTAGTAACCGGATACATATGTTGTTTCAACATACGAACTCCATACGCCCAAGCTTCTTCGGGACTAGTGTGCTCAGTCTTAACATCACGAACAATCCATGGGTCACAGTTATCACGCTTGTTTACAGATGGATAAAGGCGCGCTGAGATTGGTGCATAGATGGTATGGGAGTTACGAGTACAGTAAATCTCATTATGCACACCATCAGCAGCCTTAATTATCTTAGCTTTTGGTTGAGTAATATATGCACCATCTTTGCCTCGAATACGAATAGCAGAAAACAAGTTCGTTTTGTCTTCTTTCTTAGTTACAGACACGACATCTCGTCCCATCTGTAGACGAATATCAGTACGGACGCGACCAAGTCCTGGTTCCCTATCGCTAGAGTTATCGCGAGATTTGTATACATTAAGAATATACTTGTCAATCTGTCCACGAGGAGTCATCTTTGTGATAATCTCCATCTCGCCATCAAAGGCTTGAACAAGCTTAAGAATACGAGCAAGACAGGTATCATCTTCAGATTCAAACTTAAGTGTACGTTTAAGACCGTCAACTTGGCAAATCCCTAATTCAATACGAGTATAACGAAACAGAGCCATGTCTTCCGCGTACTGTCTAAATGTTTTAGCTTCTTTAGACTCGTAAGCAAGCATCTTCTCATTTAAAAGTTCTAAGTTGGTTGAAACACAATCTAATTCAATGGTATGATCAGTTTCTTTACGTGACATAATGTTAAAGACATAGTCATTACCATCTTCATGGAATGAAATATAACATTCAGAGGTTAGATTGTTTATTCGTTCATTCAACTTTCCATTTAGGAATTTATCTACTGTAAATCTAAAGGTGGCCGACCCTTTACCACAGTATTGATGAAACTCATCATTATAATACTTAAGAGAACCCGGTACATCATTGTTGATATGATCTACGATGTTCATAGCATTGTCGTGTACGGCTAATTGCCATGCAGGTTTTAATCTCATTTTGAAGTTTCGGCCTCCTTTCTTACAGCCATGCTTCTTCCCACTCTACAGTAACATCGGGCGGTTGTTGTACAAATCCAGAACTATGTATCTCTAGTTGAGATTCACCCGGAGGTATACTAAAGTATCTGGAGCCGTTAACTAAGTCACCTTCTGCAGATACACCAATCTTTGCAGCAGTAGGATCGGCATTAAATGTTAGTTTACCATTCTCCATATCGATTAGTACTTCACTTCCTTTGTTATACTTGTTAGGAACAAGGTCGTAACGCTCAGCATTAATCTTCTGGAATTTAATCGATTGTACTGTCATAAGGTCTAGATGCCCTACATCAGAACGCTCATAGATAAATCGACCAAACATGACACAAACTTTAGCGCATACCATATGCTGTTTTGATGGATCAGTAACAGTTGTTGGTCTGCCCGCATAAGTAAATGTAAACTTAGGCCCTTCTTTAATAATGTAACAAGCACCTGTACTGCTATTAAACGCAATATTTGGTCGAATTTGTCCAGGCTCATTATTATTAGCATCGAAGTAATTAAGAACACGAGGTACAGCACCGTCTTTATGTATATCATTTGTAGCAAATACTTGAGCCGTATACTGACGGTCAGTAAGCCATTTGTCGATACCATAAGCGCATATAAGTTTATCATCGTCCGTCATAAAAAGTAAGGTAATAAGACCAGTTTGTCCGACCCTAGATTCCCATACTTTTATATTGAAATCACAACGAAAATCTTTAGCACCTTTTTGACCATCAGGGTCTGTAGCAAGAGGAAACTCATAAATACAGCATCCCCAGTCTTGACCTACACCCTTCTGACCTTGACGGTTCCAGTGGAAGCCAGGACAGTCATATCCAACACTACCGCGTTCACGTTGTGCCCATTCGGCCTGCAGATCACTTGCTTCTGCGTGGTTGGCAAACGGTAGAGGCGAAATATTCGCCCACTTGGCAGTAATATTCTTACCTTTACTCCAACCTTCTCTATCATTTGGTGTTAAGTTGAGTAGGGTATATGCTTTATCCCATTTACCAGTTGAAACACGGTCACCACCTGCATTTGCAGTACTTGCACCAATTTCCATAAGACCATTTTTATTAACAATACCGATCCATCCATTAGTTTCGTTATTCTTAACTTTAATCTTAGGATAAGCTGGCGCGCTTCCTGCATTATTTAAAGTCATTTTGACAATACTACCATTACGTTGCATCGACCCGATTTCAGGCGATGTTGTATTAATAGTAAGTAGTTTAGTTCGTTCCGAATGGAGTAACCCATCTGGAACTTCAAAAGAAATAGTAACATCCGCTGTACTAGTTTTAAGATCTTCAGTAAACTTAACCTGACCATTACATACGGCGAGATAATAATTACCGTCCTGGTCATCGAACTGTAACTTCTTAGGCCCATCAGGACAATCAAGAGCTCGTGCCAACTTAGTTCGAAGTTTTAAGATATCAGACGGACTGCCTGTATACTTACCTTCGACTGTAATTGGATAAGAGCCCCGTGTCCCAGCAAGCCAAGTCTTACCAAAACGGCCAGTGCCGGCAGAATATGTATGACTCTGCTCAGCACCGACGTTCCGTTCAACTTTAGTTATAGTTCCAATAAGTTTACCGATATCAACAGCTTCAGTTCCTTCTCCGAAGATTATGGAGAAATAACTTTCATCTACCATATCGTTGGTAATACTCCTTCTAACATATTAAGTCGGTCAGAATATGACCGTTGAGCTTCTGCCATACCAGGGGCAAGAGAGCGGTTAACAAGATCTTTATCCATATAAACTGGGCTAATACGATCTTGAGCAAGTAAATCATTGCTTACAGATGTGTATTCGGCGAGTGTCTCAAGCTTTTCATCAAGACGATTTAGACCAGAAACAACTGAAGCAATATTTGCACGATTAGCAGCTACACTACTTGTGGTTGGGTTAAGTGAGCTATAATCCAAACCGATAGTATTTAGATTAAGCAGACCATTTCCTGACCATGAATATCCATTAAGATTGGACATATCTAATACAGGTTTAATGGTTGGAGAAATATCCATATTCTCATCAAGATAGCCATTCATACCTACAATAGCATCATGTACATAAGACATAACACCATTCATAGATGAAGTTACAAAACTCATACCTGAAGATGAACCCAAACCGCTTGCAAACTCTTTTACGATAGTCTTACCTGATCGAGAGACCGCACGCCATCCGTCACCAGAGAAAGGCCCTTCTTTGGCAGGAGAGTGAGGAAATAGTCTACTTACAGCAGACATAACTCTAGATGCAGCACCTGATACTAACGCCATAACGTCAGGAGAATTCAACCCGCCAGCAAACGATCTTGTAATCGCAGCACCAGAACCTGTAGCATCGAACGATAACTGACTAGTAGCTGCACTACGAACTGTACTAGCATTAGCTGAAGCAGTATTCTTGCCGCCAATAATACCACCATTATATCCGGCCATACCTTCTTGTCCAATAGGCCCCCCATTGAAACCAAGATTAGTTGTGACACTTTTAGACGTATTTTTAGCAGAAGCAGATGCGTCCTTGCCACCTTTATCGATAGCACCAGTGTATTGATCCATAGTAGATATTGCTCCAGGTACTGATGATGATACATCCAACCCTTTTACAACACCTTTACCAGTCTCGTCTGCTTTCGTAAGAGCTGATTCTTTTATCTGATCTAATTTTGAATTAACTTGTTCTCCGACTTTACCAGTTGCATCACCGGCAGGAGGAGCAGCTTCTTCAATTTTCTTGATATAAGCAGCCCATTGTTCTTCAGACACCCCTGAGAAATCACCTTTGGCCAATGCTGCGATAATTTCAGGTGGGATATCTCCAGCCTTAAGACCTGCTAAAGCTTTAGTTACATCAAGCTGTCCGCCAAGATGTTCATTAAGATTTATAAATGCTAGACTAACCATAGCTGGGTCAAAACCTTGTCCGTCATTAGTTAATCCGTCTATTACTGCTTGATTAATCTCTTCGGCAGTTGTTCTTGTTGGGTCAATAGCCCCTTCTAAACCAGATATATACTTCTGCATATTGGTTTCGGTGATATCTGAGTAATCACCCTTAGATAGGTTCTCAAGCATAGTATCACTAATTTCACCAGTTTTGATACCTGCTGTAAATTTAGCAATATCTAATTTCCCACCTAGCATTTCATTGAGTTTGTTATAAACATTCTCAATTTTACCTAAGTCAAATGAGCCATCTCCTCCAAGACCATCTTCTAGTGTCTTCTTAACCTCTTCAGCGTTCTCTTTAACTTTAGGTTTCATTTTAAGAATTCCATTAGCATAGTCATAACCTACTTTCTCAGCAAGTTCTTTAACTTTTGCTTCAGGAACGCCATTTTCTATGAGTTTAGCAAAGAATTTAGATGCATCCTCACCTTTAATACTTCCGTCTTTAAGACCTTGGATAAATCCATCATATCCTTGAATACCTAACTGGCTACAGATAACAGAGAAGTATTTTATAACATCTTCTATTTTAGAGGCATGCATCATAGCCTGCTCGACTTGTGCTTTACCGACTTTATCGATAACCCCAATACCTTGTTCTATACCTTCTTTGGTTGCAATTACCGCGTAGTTTTTAACCTTATCTACAGATTTCTTTTGTGCTTCAATAAAACCATCAAAAGATTTTTCCAAGCCATCAGAAATACCTTTGAAGATACCACCAATAATAGGAATGTTACCAAGCGTCTCAAGCACGAATTGTAACATCGTCTTGATCGCTTCTAGAATAACCGCTTCAATAGATACCATGATATCTAATACGGTTGTAGCTATAACATTTCGATTATTATATAACCATTGGGAAATTTGCATAAGTCCTTTAAGTAATCCATCACATATATCTATGATGAATTGAGGGATTGCTGCAAGGAGCATATTAACTGCTTCTGATCCAATCTTAAGTAAAGCACCACCGATATCTTTAGCACCATTTGCAAGACCAATAACGATACCTTTAATAAGTTCGACACCGATTGTGATAATGCGAGGCATATTATTACTAATACTAGACACTGTGCCTGTTATTATACCCTCAACCATCTTAGCAATGACTTCGGATATACTATCTCCACCTTTAGCAGCTTCTTTAAAGAATTCAGCAAAGTTCTTACCACCTTCTTTACCTAGTCTAGAAGCAGCTTCTATAAGTCTAGTGATAGAATTAACAAGTCGGCCAATAGCATCAATAAAGAATCCGGCAGCGGCGACAACAGCAGCGATACCTGCCGCCATTGCTAAGAAGGCTGCTGCTATACCTGCTATACTAGTTACAGCACCGGTACCTCCGAATTTACTCATGAGCGTACCGATACCAGCGATAGCAAGAAAGATACCAACGAGGGCGGCAGATTGCCACAACAAGTCCTTGATAGGGACTTTAGATAAGATTGTAAGACCAACAGCACCGCCAACAATAGCCCCAACTATTGCAGCCATACCTTTGAAGTCTTCAACTTTCAGTCTACCAGCGACTTGTCCGACTTTGGCAATACCATAGAATACACCTACAAGCGATACAGAAGCCACTAAGATTTCAGCCCAGTTGGCATTACCATTAGCTAGAAGAGATAGCCCTGCTGCTGCTAAAGTAAGAGATCCTGCGATTACAGCTACGTTCTTGACCCCTTCATCAATACCGCGATCACCTAAGCCACTAGACTTAATCATTTGAGATATTGCGGCCATAGCAGCAATAGCGACAGACATAGCGCCAAGTGCTAGAACTAATGAGTTGGGGTCTTTCATAGAACTCATATCATTAGCTAACTTGGTCATCATAAACATGATGCCTGCTAGACCTGCAAACAATACCGTTGCGTTCTTGGTGAAGGATTGTTTGGTGTTGTCTAGTTTACTAAAGGTGTATGTGATACCAGCAATAACAGCCATAAGTATTGCAACCGCAGTACCGCCTTGTTTAAGGGTTTTGGTATCCATCTCACCAAGTTTCTGAATTGTCTTGGTAATACCGCCTATTGCTTTAGCGATAGTTAGGAATGTCAGGAATGAAGTCATTTTGACGTTTTCCATCTTACTTGTCTGCCAGATAATCAGAGTTAGGCCGCCAATTATCGTAGCTATACCAAGTAGACCTTTTCCAAGAGATGGTAAGTCCATTTGTCCTAACTTCACAACTTCTTTAGCGACTTTCTTAACCGCATAGGCTATACCTATAAAGGTTAGAAGGCTGACTGAGATTTTTCTCATCTCTGAAGATTTAGTACCGCCTACACCCTGGAAGTGAGTCATAGCAACGGTTATAGCACCTAATACGGTAAGCAATATAGTTGCGGCAACCCCGCCACGCCATAACGCTCCTGGATCCATATGACCTAGAATAGACACTGCGCCTGAAACAAGGAATATCGAGCCTGCGATAGACATCATACCAAGCATCATCTTCTTAGCACTCTCGACTTTTTCTTTATCAAACTTACTAGTCGTTATCGATAATGTTAAGTAGAAGGCCTCAAATGCAATTAACACTGCTGCAAGCCCCATAACACCATTGATAAGTTTATCTTGTGGGATAAATGATAGGACTAGGAGTGCTGCGGTAAGCGTACCGATAGCTAATGCGAATGCTTTAATGTTCTCGAAACGAGCTTTAGCTTTAAAGAATCCGCCCATTTGAGTGAATAGACCTTTGGCTGCATCAAGCGCACCTTTACTTCCTTTGGTTAGAGTATCGAAGAATGTGGCGAACACTTCCTTAATACCTAGAACTTTCTTACGAGTATTCCAAAGGAGCATAATACCACCAACGATAACAAAGATCTTACCTAAATGGTCAGACTCCACATCTTGTAATGGTTTAAACGCTTCACCTAATACGAAACTAATCTTCTTAAGTAATTCACCGACTGTACCAAATAGACTAGTAGCTTTTGTATTAACATTACCAAGTTTATTATCAACGTCGCCAAGTTTATTACTTAGAGTATCAAGTTTACTTACACCATAATCTTCAGCAGTCATCTCATCAGCGCTAGCAGAATGCACTTTAAAGATTTCTTTGAAACCATCCCAAAGACTTTTAAGAGCTTCTTTAAGTTTCTCAAATACCTTATGAATAGCATCGCCAACAGTTTGAATGGTTGATCCAAACGAACTGAAGTCGAGTTTGGCACCACTAAAAGCTGAACCAAAAACACTTATGAATTGATGTAATGCGGAACCTAATCGCTCAAACGCATTTTGTAAACCTGTAGGTAATGAATTAAAGAAGTCTCCAAACCACGGCCCTACATTTGTACGCAACCAGTCCATAGTAGCAGCAAAGCCATGTTTAATACCATCTCCGATAGCAGTTAAAGTTGGGCCAGATGCTGTCTTCTTTAGACCTTGCCAGAACCCATTAAACCATCCCTTAAAGGTATTTAAAGTACCTTTATAACTACTAAAGTCAACCTTGGAATTCTTAAGTTCATTACGAATATTCCCGAAGGTCTCTTTGATAATCATACCGCCTGCAGCAAATGGAGCGAATGCGATACGGAAACCAGATAGTTCACTAGCCCATTTACGAAAACCGTCAACAGACTTAACAATACCTGGAACCACGCCTTCTGAGAAGTTCTCATGGATAGCCTTACCAGCATCCCCTAGTGGTTTTGTAATACCGCTTAAATCGAGTTTACCAAAGCTAAGATCAGAAAACTTATCTTTAAGCCATTTAAGTGCTTCACCAAGTTTATCAACAATTGGTTTCAAGAAACTCAATGAGAATTTAACCTTCTCAAGTTTATCAGCGTACTCATCAAGTGTAGGCCACTTACGACGAATAATATCCGCAAACCCTTTAAATGAGAATGTAGTAGTTTCTAACCATTTTGACAAATTCTGGGTTCCGCCGATCATAGCACCGAATGGGTTACCTGCGAATGACGCCAAGCCCGCTTTAAGACCTGACATATCTGGCATCTTAAATGAGAAACCACTGAATACGTTCTTAAGTTGTGGTGGAATTAGTTTATCCCACTTCACTACACTCATGAACTGCTTCCATGTAAGGATTTCTCTCTTTAAAACGCCGTCCATAGCCTCATTGAGACTTCCCCAGAATTCTCTATACGAAACCTTAATACGACCTGTCTCGTTAGCCCATGTATGACTAATTTTCCATAGTGCATTACGTAGATTATTTCCCAGACGACCTGCCCAGTGATCCATGTTACGAGTAGCATCATTAAAATTAGAGAACCCAACAAGGAATTTACCTAGTGCTTTACCGAAAATAGGGAAGCGTTGTGTAGCGCTACCTACGAAGAAAAGCCATTCATTGAATTTTCTAGTGTTACTTCCAAGAGCATCTCCTAAAGTAGTGAATGGATTTGTAATTTTAGAAATAAGTCCATGTAGGGATTGCTTGAGTCTATCAATAGACGGTGTTAAGAATTTAATAACCTGCCATAGTTTACTAAACCAGGCAACGATCTTATCGAATCCTGGAGGAATCTTTCCAAAGAAGTTATACCACTTCTCTGAGAATGACGCCAAACCATTATGCAGTTTATCCCACAAACCAGTCCATACGTCTCCAATAAACTTGAATATTCCACCAATCTTATCGAATGGGATAATCAACTGTAAGATCTTCTCAATCATACGAACCGCAGTATAGAAGACCTTAGATATCATACCAGCTATGATAATTAAGTCTTTAACTAAATGGTTAGGAATAAGTGCTCCTAAGAATTTAAGTTTAGCAAATATTTCGGCTGTAATCCATTTCAGACTTTGAAAAACTAGAACGAAAATATGATGGAATGCGTCGAGTTCGGCTTTACCTAATCGAATCTTATCAGCAAACTTACTAATACCATTTGATAGACCTTGCATCATTTTAGAGCCTATGTCTCCACCAAATACATGGTTAAAAGCATCACCAAATGACTTAAAGATACCACCGATACTACTAAATGCTGACTCTAGGGCTTTAATAATATTATCACGCCCACCAAAGCTTACAAATGCTTTAGCTAACTCCGTAGCTTTAACCCCAGCAGCGCCAAGTGCATCTGCTGCAATATTACCCCATTTAGTCCAAAAAGCAGTTACTTCGTCGCTACCAGCTTGACCAACAAGGGTTTCCCAGAAACGAGCCCAAGCAGAAGTTACTTGGTCAGATACAGCCTCCGCTACTTCGCCAAATGTATGGAATTCCGAAGCCATTTTAACTAAAGTCTCATCATTAGCAAGTTGCTCCAATGACTTAATCAAGACTTCATTTGTCAACCAACCATCTTTAAGAGATCCACGGAAACCTTCCGACATATCAACGTTTTGCCCCAAAGCCTGAGCAGTTTGCACTAAGATATCTTTAAATCTCTTAGTTGCCATACCTGCATTTTCTACAGACATCCAGTTCTGAGTATTCATCATACCCATTTGTAATGCCTGTTGCACCCCGAATTGGAGAGAGCGGTTAAATCCGTCAGTTGTTGCACCCGCAGATGCCGCCAAGTTACCCCAACCTTTAAGCGCAGTAGTGGCATCGTTAAGACCAACACCAGCGTTTACGAATTGCGCCAAGGAACTATGCATCTGTTTAACAGAGTATTTAGTTGTTTCTGCGTACTTCTGCAAATCATCCAATGAGCCGGTAATATTACCTAACTCTGATTTACCAAGCGCTGCAACCAACATATTTACGGAGTTAATCTTATCTTCAAACTGTCCAAACCCTGCTTTTAGGGGTGCGATTGAATGTAAGATATTTCCAGCAATATTCTTAGCTATAGATAGCCCTGTAGTGATAGCAGACGCCGCAATATTACCCAGAGCCACGGTTGCTACGGATTGTAACATCCCAAATTTACCTGAGGTGCTAGCAACGCTTGCTTCAATACTATTTAATCCATCTGTAACCCCTTTAGTACCAGAACTAATAGGGGATATAAAATTAAACATACTGGAGATTAGTTTACCTATAGAACCAGTAGTTCCACCAATAGCAGAGGTAATCTTATCGAATACGCCCAAATATGCATTACCCAACTTTGGGGCTGAGTTAAGCAATCCGGTAATGGCATTAGATAAGGATTTAGCAGATTTCTCAGTATTTCCGAATAACCCGCTTTTACCATCTGCTGCTTGTTTGAGTCCTTTATCTAAATCTGATAGAGAAGACAGGGACTCTTTTAATCCTTGTTTGAACTGCTCATTATCAATACCTAGTTTGATAAGGCGTTCTTCGATTACCTGTTTACTCAATTATATTCTCCACCTCCCTCAGTATTTCATCTACTACAGAATCTACAATGGGAGTAACAAAATTTTTAGCAGGGACATAACCACCAGTACCGGTACCATGCCCGTTTACAATAAGGACTACCAAGGGTGTACCATCCGAAATCTTATTAGAGTTAGAATAGTACAAAGTATAACCATTTTGATTTTTTTCGACTTCCATGTCCCATGACGATTTAGTCTTACCTGAACGAGATGGGGTGGCGTTGATGAGACGCCCAAGTCCCTTATGCCCGATAGATAACATAGAACCTTTAATACTGGATAAAGTAGAGGCTTTGCTTAAGGCTTTAGATAATCCGGTTTTAACCTTAACGGAGGTTACCTTTAGACGCATTTAACTTCTCCTTCTTCATCTGTTCAATTTGCGCCAAGCGCTTAGCATTAAGATCTTCATATGTACGAAGTGTCTCTGCTTTAGACATCTTCTTCTTATCAGGGTTATTCAACTCACTAATAACGGCCAACATAGTTAATAGTCTATGTAGGTTCCAGTTTTCACATTCAAAAGGAACTCTCGCATTAGCCATACAGGCGTAGATTACTTCTGAGGTTTGGATCATGCCGGCTGAAGAGGTATTACCATCACTGTCCCCTCTTTTAGTGATAGTCGTTGCAGTAGGCACATCGTTTAGATACATACCCAGTTCCGTGACAACTTCACTTGTCAAATCATCATAAGTAATCTCATCTTGACACATAAGAATAAAGTAGTCAAAGAGCTCTGCAGTGGTCTTTTCCTCTCGAGTTAAAAAAGGCTTGCGATATAGAGACTCCCATTCGGCTAATACTTTTAGCGTATTCTCAAAGTGCAAACGTCGACCCGGTATAGTTATAAATTGGTTGGTCTCCTCGTTATAATACTCCCTATCAGGGGTATCTATGATTAACATACCGACCTCCTACGAGATAAAAATAAAAGAGGGGCGTAAAAAATTACCCCTCATCTATACATTATTTTTTCTTGATTTTAGAAACCTTTTCAGGAACAGTTCCTTTAGTTGGGTTTCCAACGATAGCTGTGAAGAATTTGGCTGTATTACCTTCAGAACCATCACCTTCGTCTTCAGTTACATCTAACATCATTTGTACAAACAAAGCTGAGTATGCTTCTGAGTTAACAAAGTCTTCCTGAAGTTTCTTATCTTTACGGAAAGTACGTCCGTCTTCTGAGCGTTCACCATAAGCTTGTTTAAGAATTCCTTCGATGAAGTCGAAGATCTCGTCAATGTCTTCACGAGCCATTACTTCTTTGATGTAGTCTTCCCAGTCCATCTTAGCGCGTCCTAGAATACGAACAACTTCGTCGTTACGTAAATGGAACCATAAATCTTCGGTTACTTCCTTGCCAGTTAGCAAGTTGTTATAAGTTACTGTTCTTGAAATCATTTCTATACTCCTTTAATGTATATATTTAATCCATTTTGAATTTTTCGGTACCAGCACGACCTTAGCTGTCCAACCCCTATCCCGTACCATTAATTAGTTAATTACCCTGCAACCAATCCAAGAAGAGTAAATACTTCTTCTGGTTTTGGAAGAGTTGGTTCTGAATCAGCAGATCCATAAAGTTTCTTCTCAAGAGCCGCAAGTTTATCTTTATCAACCAAAGTGCTGTTGATTTCGATGTGTGCAGTTGGTTTCATACCTGGTACAGCAACTGGTACTGTTTCGAAGTCCCAAGAGAACTCAAGAGCGTCTGGGCTTTCGTTAATTGTTTGGTATTCTTTACTTGATACGCCAGCAGATGCAGAGTAAACAAGGTGAAGAATATAACCGTAGTCCAAACCTTCAGTATCGTTACCAATACGAGTACGGTAAGAAAGACCGAAGTTAGAACGTGCTTGACCCGATACAGTCACACCAGCAAGTTCTTTCTTAGCACCTGAATCGCTAGTCATAGGTGAAAGTTTACCTTGACATTTATTCCACGCTTGTGGATATGTGAAGGCAGAGATTTGACCTTTGAAACGTTCGTCTGAACGCAAGTTAAGGTATTTCTTGTTGTTTGCGTATTTTGCAGTAGCTTCCGCACCTTCAGGTGATTCAGATACTTTAGTCAAACCGTCCCAAGCAACACCTTTACCGTATTCACCAGTGCTTCCGATAACGTAAAGAACACCGTTGTCAACCCCGTTCTCAAAGAGACGTTTAGTATCCTGATCCCAAACTAATTGTGTCATTTATAGATTTCCTCCAATAATTTAAGCTTCTGAGAATTCACCAAACGCATTGATACGTTCGCCGTTCTCAACATTACCACAAGCAACATAACGTCGCTCACCGCTAGTAGCCCCAATATAAGACACCCAGCGATACCCATCAGCATCCATCCATTGGTCATAGACAAATGACTGTTCAGGTGTGTATAGATCAACAATTTCCGCAGATAGGTGCGGAGCCTTACGAACATTAAGTCCTGCAACTTTAACTGTAAAACGTCCTAACTCTTCATGAGTTACTACTTCATCAGCAGGAGTCTCAGGTTGAGGAGCAATTACAGGTTCTGGTTGAGGTACATCGTTGTAAGGTGGATAGAACCATCCGACAATACCCGTAAAGTCACGAGTATGGTATCGAGCAGGGCCTCCGACATAAAGTGAGTCAAAGTTCCCATCGATGTTCTGTTCAATAGTGCTAATAGTGTAACCGTCAGAGTCTTCAATAACCAGACCAGTATGACCATAGTTATGATCCGTAGTGGCCATTACAAAGATAGCCCCTGCACGTGGGTTTACACCAATAGCATCGTACACAACTTCATAACCATTGTCACGAGCTGAGTCGAGCAAGTCAATAGCATTACCCCATAGGATTTTACCGAAGTAAATCTGAGAAATACTATTTGGCAAGTCAACACATTGTGTACCATATGCCCCATCGGCATCGGTACCGATACCTTGATCGGCCAATGAACGGGCATAGTTAATTACTTCTTGTACTGTTGCCATGTTCTTCCTTTCTATGCATAGACGACAAATACTTTATGGTATAACCCATTATATTTGTACTCCGTACGAAATGCAGAATGATTAAATAAGTTCATAACTTTCAAGAAAATATCGTCGCCTTCCTCTCTGGAAATATACACTACTTTATAGGCGATATTCGCATTATAAATCTTATTATTTGCCTTAAGGACATCGATATCTTCACGAGTAACCACACAAGCAGGATACTTAAGTACAACACTGTCGGGTGGTGTAAAGTAGATATTAGGCGTGATATTATCTTTGAGTTTTCTAAGAACCGTCTCTCTATTCTTCATATAATCACCTATAATTCATTTATGCGTCAGAAGCGGAACCGGATCCGCGCATTTCATTTACTCCACCAGGAGACGCACCGGCATTGCTTGCTCTATTAAATGTATCGGCATTACTCATACCAACAGGTTTACATGAATTATTAGTGTGCTCTTTAATGAACTCGAGAATGTCAAGATACTTCTCACCATCCCAGATTTGAATAATTCCATCCGAAAGTACTAAAGTACCAGGAGTAGGATTTTCATCAGACACATCCTTAACATTAAGTTTATTAAAAGCGTCAATTTTCAAATCATTTTGAGATTTTCGAGTAGCTTCCTTTACAATCTGTTCTAGCTCCCCTTTTAGCTCAGACAATTCAATATCATCAATAGTTATAGCAGCTCTAGGTGGATACGGACGAACCTTATCAACCTTATAGATAGTACCCATATACACGATATGTGTAATACGACTCAATCGATCATCTGGACTATTAGAAAGTAGAGTATCAAATATAAGAGTAGTCTTAGTATTCTGATTGATACTATTTCCGTCGTCTATATTAAATGACTTAGAGGTTATGCGAGCAGTTAGCAATGGGGAAACGGTATATTTATACCGATAGTCCCCAATCGCAACTTCCTCCATGTCTTTGGAACGGAAGATAACTCTAATTCCAGCTTTTGTCATTATATTACCTTCCTATCTTTCAAAGATTATTCAGCTTTACGAGTCTTCTTTGGTTTTGGAGAAGTCTCAACATCACCGAGTTTCTTCTCTTCTTCAGTCATAACAACACCATTAACTGCAGCGTCATAATCTACAGCTTTGGCACCTACACCTTTGAATTCAGTTGGGTCTGTTTGTACAGTCCAAGTTGGTTTAGATTTAAGACCAGTAGAATCGAAGTTAACAGCAGTTTCATCAGCAGCAGCTTTATCAGTTACAGTAACCACGATGAATGATTTAGGTGTACGAATAGCACCAGACATACGGGCATGCATCAAATATTTATGTTGCATGAAGTCGATATCGAAGCTATCGAATGTAGCGATTTCACCATTCTTAGACATACCGAATTGATAGTCTACAAGGTTACCGATGATGAATGTTCCTTGAGGAAGGGCGCGGTATTCAACAACTTCATCACACATGAAGTATGCCGCAATGTTTGCGTTACCAGGTACTTGGTTGTTGTCCATAGATGGAGCATACAAGTAACGACCGTTCTTGTCTTTAAGAGTCTTCAATTTAGCCAAGTCAAATGGGTTGATGTAAAGACATGGTTTACCAGAACCTTGGTAAGCAGGGAATGCTTTACTGATTACATCATCAACTGCAGTTTCAAATGTAGCAGCGGTTACTTTGATTACGAACAACGGATCATCTTTGATGATAGGGCGGATATGTTTTTCACTGATCTTTTCAGGGTTACGTTTACCGTCAGAAAGTGTCAATGGACGTCCGTCAGACAAGAACGCTGCTTTAACGATCTCTTCTTTGAATTTAGCCATTTGAACTTGTTGAACAAAGTTAACAGCAGCAAATCCGCCATCTTGCAAGTCGATCAAGTCGTCATGGTCGATTGTTTCGCGACGAACAACAGAACCTGGAGTAGTTTCACGGAAGTAAACTTCTTCGATAGAGTCAAGAGTTTGGTTACCTTTAATATATCCACGAGCACGAGCTTCGTCTTCTGTAAGGTTAGCAAACATGTTTTTAACACGAGGAAGTGGAGACTTACCGAATTGTCCCATGATCTTGTCAATGTTAAGTGATCCTGGGTTGTAGACATTAACACCGCCGGCATTAGCAGGTTGTGGGAACAATGTTTCCATACCGATTAAACCGTGTTGAAGTGAGTCTTCACCGAGGACATCGTTTGCACGCAATACACCAGCGAATGATGTTGCGTTACCTTGGATAGCGCTATGGAGCAACTTATCAAGTTCTTTTTCTGTTACTTCACCTTGAGTAGTTCCTTGGAATTGATTGTGTTTCAAAGTTTCTTCTCCTTCAAAGATAGAATGCGCGACAGCGTCGCTAGATTCAGATCCACTAGCGTCTTCGCTAGTTTCAGTTTCAGATGCGGAGTCAGCTTCAGCAGTTTCGACGTTTTCATCCAAACCGTTGATTTCTAACTCATTTTGAGTTTTTTCATCACCTTCTGCTTCTTTCGCTTCAAGGGCGTTAGAGACATCAGTAATGACTCCATTAACGAGGTTCTCTACTTCTTCGTCAGTAAGACCCTCTAGAATTTCTTCGTATGAACGAGACATTTGTCCCTCCTTTTGTTCTTCCTCTTCTTCCTCTACATCTGCAGAATGAAGAAGTTCCTGTGTGATACCAGTGAAAATGGTAGCACGGTCGCTTTCGTACTCTTCAGTCCCGTAAGCGCTATGGAGCATAACATGTTCGATAACCGCACCAGGATTAGCACCTTTAAGAACTAGACTTACTTCATAGATTTCACCATGAATTACATCATTACCGTTCTTGCGAATGCCGCGGGCCCCGATAGACATAGCGTTAACATCACCATGTTTAAGAAGGACTCGTGTGTCTTGTGCATGCTCGGTATCGTTAAGATAGCCGTAACCGTAGACACCCTGATCTCGGTGTTCGAGTCTCATATACCCCAACACGTTTGAAGGACTGGAGTAGTCATGTTGCCACACGATAGGAACTTGACCGCCATGGTTCTGGCGAAAGGCATCATGACGAATTGTCACACCATCGCTACAACGAATGTCGTTCTTAGTTACCCATCCGGCGAAGTCGGGCTTCTTATGCAACTACATTTTCCTCCATAAATTATTATACATCCAATCGGTTACCATACTCATCTACGGGATTGCCGTCGTAATCGACATACCCACCATGACCATCGTCGTAGATTTCTGGAGTCCCGTCTTGGGTTGTACCGTTACCAAAACCTCCCATACCCATTAAGTCAGTACCTGTAGAAATGTTCTTGTTAAAGAGCATGTCTGCGATTTGACTTGGGTGAGGAGCTCGACCAAGCATTGCACGAATTTCATTCGAGGTGAAGATTGCATTTCGAGCAAAGAGGTCTGCCGCAGTACCGAGTTGTTCAACTGGTAGCATACGGAATGGGTCGCGATAATACTGAATTATCTGACCTTGTGTGCGTGCTGTCTTCGTAAGGAATACGCGATTGATACCATCAACAATAGTCTGTAGAACAGGGTCTACTGCACGATGGTAGTATAGATTTAGTTCGGCCTGACCAGCAGTACCGTCAAGAATTTTAGAAGAGATACCAACTTGATTATAATAGTCTTGTTTTAGCTTCCGAATATCATCAACTAAGTTGTTGGTAATGTTACCACCAGTATGAATGAATTTCTCATTCGCATCCAAAGTAGCAATACCAAACTGACTATTAGCAAGTTCAGCTTCAAGCTGGTTTTTACGATCAGCAGCTTGTTCTCTACGAAGGGCACTCTTAGTAGCATAAGGGACTTGAATAAAACCATTCAGTTTCCCTGCGGCAATCGCCTTGTCCTGTGAATACATTAAATCCATCTTCTGCTCAAGAAGTCTGAGCGTAGAATTCTGGTCTTTAAGCAGGCCAATTAGTGGCGACTCTAAGATCACAATGGACTGTTTCGACAACGTTAAGTCTTGTTCTAAACCATTTTGATCATTATAGACTCGGACACGTACAGCGCGAGGATACCATTGCATAACCTTACCTACACGCATTGAAAGAATATCATACGAGCCATCATCATTAGGTTTAGACGTTGTGTCGACGGGGACGAGTGCTACCGTACCTTCTTCAAGCAATGACCATGCGACGTCATAAATGAACGCACGACCTGTTTGGTCAATGTTAGCTGATAAAGTTAAGCAATCGATCAGACCCGAGTCCACAGGGGTCTGACTACCGTCTTCAGGGTTGATCTTTAAATGTTTGAAATCAACCATTGCTACGTCAAGGGCGATCATAGAGATAATACTATTAACTAAATCCTGACGTCTAAATGTGTAACCACGAAGCGCACTTGCTGGTCGTCCCCAACCAGAGCCGGAAACTAATGACTCATCATAGTCGAGCCCGTTTCGGGTTGACATGAATGCGTTCCATGATCCTAAGGGGTTGTTTACCATCCTACAAGAATGCCTCCTTATTACGTTTATAGGCTACCCAAGCATCCATTAAGGCTGCCACGTTATCGATCTTTTCATCGCTACGCATTTTGGATAGTTTATAGTTACCGTTGTTGTCTTGTACTACAACAGCATTACCCATAGCGTACTTCATAAGTTCCTCAAAGAAAATGAGGTCACGAGAAGTCGCCATGTTCTTAAGTTCTCCAAGAGGTACTGATTCTGTCTTAGAACCCTGACGTACAACTTCGACACCAGTGTCTCCATTTTCCATACACCAACGTTCAACAAACTCTTTAGCGTTATAAGGGTCGTACCCAAATGAAATTACAGCCCACTCCATTTCCTCAATGTAAGCACTAATGTCTTCATAAACGAATTCCCAATCTAAGTAGTTGCCGGGCATGATAACTAACGTACCTTCCGCTTGTAACTGATCATACTTAGCTTGAGTTGCCGAATTAAGACGCCTATACTTCACTTCGGAAACATATGAACGAGTTTGTACACCATATCGTCCACGACCCAAAGGTATAATCCAGGTAAATGCCCAGAAGTCATCCCCTTGTGAGGCGTCCATACCCATAGATACTTCTAGACCTCTAAAGTTCTGAGGCCTATGTAAAGCGGTTTCTTCAAATGTAAAGAAGTATGTTGTACCTTCGACTGGTATACCGAACCGCTTAGCAAGGATATCATTTCTGTTCGCAGGAGAGAACTCTGCCCGTCGAACGTCACGTTGATATGCCTCATACGACACGGTTATACCGATATTAGGACAAGCTTTCATCCACATATCAGGATTTCCAACCTCGGCAATATCATCAAGTCGATAGTACCAGATAGATGTATGCGGGTCTTCATATTGACCGCGCAAGATATCTAGTAACTCTTTCTTAATTGAGTCACCCACCGAGTCACGAACTGTACCTTCAGAAGATACAGCTAGAATGATGTAGTCGTCAATACCATCTTTTGAGGCAGACTGCTCCAAGGCACCGATAACATCCTCTTTGATGTCACCAGATAACCACTCATCGACAGATGCATATTTGGCACGAGAACCTTGAAGTTTCTTAACTGACATAGGTTTAACTTCTAAAAGAGAGTTAGTCAATCTGTTAAGAATACCTTCTTTGGTAATCGCCAACTGAGCTTGCGACTTCTGAGTTCGAGCTTTATTAGAACCTTTGGTAAGGACTCTAAATAGAGGGAACCCTTCTGAAGCACTAGCGGCACGAGTTATAGCGGTAGCAAAAGGATAAAGTACCTCTTCTGCTTGCGCCATAGTCGGAGCGGTCGTTACCTGTTGTGTTGAGTTCGTGTCAATAACCAAACCATAAGCATGGTGTAAAGTAGCATACAATGATTTAGCATTACCACGAGCCACAATCAGATATTGTTTGTTACGCAATCTGCGCTTTTGTCGAACTATTTTGAAATTTCCGGTCTTTGGGTCATAAACCTTCTCTTCCCTGATTTCAAACCAAGCAAGTAAGTCTTCGGCCCAGAGTCGGAAAGACGGTAGTAGCGTTAACGGACTACCATCAACAAGAGTCATCTCATTCTCACAGAAGTCGATAAACCCTTTAATAGCATCGCTGTCATAGTAATAGTTTGGATTAGCGATATCCGCATCGATCCGATTCATTTGCATCGAGATTTCACGGTTTACAGGAATTTCTCCTCGCAATACAGCCTCTCGAAATCTACCGTACTCGACGGGAACCGCAGTGTTGCTAAATACCACTGGTTGCTCCTTTTATTTCACAAGGTATTATTTTTTACGTCGATTCTTAACATCTTTAGCATGCGCCGCTGCCGCATCTTTAGCATGTTTTTGACGTGCTTCAAGTACTTTACTGACTCTTCCATAAGCTTTTGCATTACGCATATAAGCATCATGATATTTCTGTTCAGACGGATCTATAGTCTTACCATTTCGAACACCACTCTTAATCTTACTAATATTATAGGCCATGTTCCGTTCGACTGTTTTCTTATCACGCGCAGCGTCTTCGACATGTTTGTCAATAGCTTTCTTATCAACAGCATACACAAGGTCTTCAGCAAGATGATCTCCGGCTTCAGCTAGTGGATTTTTATTCTTCTTCCACTTCATACCTTTTTTACCGTATTGAAGAAGTGTTTCTTCATTTGACGGAATATAAACCCCATCTAAAGTCCCACCTACCGCATAATGTTTCATAAGTTCCTTAGCCTTTCTAATTGTTTCAGGAATGTATACATCTACCCCAGCCACGTTAACTGATTGGAATAGTTTACTAGTATCTACGTTAACATTACCATCAAACTTAGTTAAAGTAAGTGGTACATCTTTAAATGCTTTCGCCATACCCTTACGATACTCGAAATCTTCAAGAGCCTTCTTAAGTTCTTTCCCTTGTTTTGCAGGGTCAAACTTCTTGGCTACAGATTGATTAGGCCATTTTGAGTAAACATCAAGAGCCGCAGAAGCAGCTTTAGCAGCAAACTGTAGTCGGGCCTGTTGACGTTTCTTCTTAGCTTCGGCACGAGCAATAGCTGGCGCTTCAGCAAGCTTTTTAAGCTTTTGTTCAGTCTCAATACGAGACACTTTATCTTTCAGCACTTTCGTTGAAATTCGGTCACGGTTACGGTATAGATTTAGCACAGCGAGTTCACGCTCATGTTCACTTAGACCGCCTTCCATTCTACGACGTCGTCTAGAACTGAATGCTGAGGCGCGACTTCGACCAAATATATGCTGTCCCCACTTCATACCCTTACGGCCAGAGTGGAGCAACTTATCGTCGTCATACGTCGTGTTTGACATACTCTACCTCCCATCTAGCCCGAGTAAGATTTTCATCTCGAGCTTCTTTTAGTGCGGTCAAGACTGATGCTTGCGGAGGATCATATGCGATAATCGTACTGATACCAACGTAAGCTTTTGCAAAAGACTCATTCTCGAGGCGGCGTTTAATACCCTCTTCAAGATCTAAGTGACCATAGAAGAAATCGGCCCATGTTAGATTAGGCTCAGCTAATACACTACATGCGTGTCCAATACCGTTTTGGACTAATACACCCAATGCCGAATCAATAGCAATACAGATTTGAGTATTAACTACACGATTGGTTTTTGGGTCTGGATCATGCACTACCCCGACGAAGTTGAGTACATCTTCATAGATTGTTTGCATTACTCATCCTCACCATAGTTTTGTGTCACCCGGTTTACGTTCCACCCACTGTTGATACTCCTTCTGATCGTAGTGAATACGTTTATGGGTATAGTCTGAGACCGTGATAAGTCCGTCAGGATCGAAACAATTCTCGGTCAAGTTCTCGATGTCTTCTTTCGTTAAAGGATTCATATGGTGGACGGTTATAGGGCCGTCGACATAAAGTCCTCTAACACCCAAGTCTTGTCCAAGGTCACGTCGAATAATTTCTTTTCGACATTGCAACCAAGCTCTGGACTTATAGAACCGGTTAGAAATATCTCGAGGCGCTTCGTGTTGTACTCCACGCAAACGAAGATAATCAAGCCGCTCTGTATAAGACTCGAACTTAGACATCTCAGTATAGGTCAATCTATTTTTCATAGAAAGTACCTTCGATAATCTCCTCTGGTTTACCAGCGTATCCTTGGAACGCCTTATGTGCTTCCTTGAAGTCAAGTTCGGCTTGTTGGTCGCTGCGAATCAAATCAATACGTGCTTGCAACAGCTCTGCTTGCAGTTCAAGTTGCTTACGCTCAAGACGAGCTTTAGGGCTGGCTTGGTTTAACCAGTAGACAATCTCCGAAGCCGAAGCAGTTCCTTCCTGAAGACGCTTTTCTGATAGCTCCATCGCAAGTGCCATCATTTGCATTTCACGCTGTTCAGGCGAACGTGCAGGTTTATAGGCCCGTTGAGGAGTATCATAATTAGCAACTTCATTTGTCATAACTATTCAGCCTCTTTCTTAGTTTTAGTTTTTGTCAGATCGGGTTCAATGATGTACGGTTGGTTCATCACGTATCCGTCTTCTACTTTTACCCATTCAGATCCTACCTCAAGTACGATAAGACGCTCACCAAACTCGGCTAAGCGAACAACGTTCTCTTCAGTCTGTTCAGGATGTTTACGAACAAAGACTCCGGCAGGAGCAACAACTTTATAAGTAGTTTTTGTAACTGCCATGACACTTTTCCTTTCTTTAATAATCTTTTCGAGTTCTTCCTAACGGTTTTGGACTCGAATAGACCGACTTTAGTCGACTTCTAATCAAACCCCAGTCCTGTCTAGAATCTAATCCGCCAGCTTACGTGTAAAAGGAGCAAACGCACGTAGGTGGTGAAGCTCGGTTCAGTAAGTCGGCCTGTTAGAATCCAAAAACATTTTGGAAAAAATCGCAACGGGGGAATTTTCGACACCACCGCCGA